TTGAGATTTTTGGAATCTTCTTCTGCATGTTTAAGAACAAGGCATTTGATTTCAAACGTTGCAAGTTGTTTGTTATCAATCAGTTCTTTTGTTGTGATTACCTTTTTTACTGGTCCAAACAATCCTTCAAGAACCAGTTTATGTGTTTTTGTTCCGTCTAGTGTACCAGTCAATCCAATTCTGTACTTGGTATTGATACATGAAGTCATTATTGTAGCTAATGATTGTGCCTTGAACAGATGCGCTTCATCACCTATCACATAATCAAACTGCTCAAAGTATTCTTTTGGTAAATTGTAAAGAGATTGCCATGTTGAAATGGTCAATGATTTATTGGAATTTTTGTCTTTACCTTGATATATTCTATGTACATTTGCATCAACTTTGAAACCATTTTCAGAAGAATAATCTGCAAAGTCTGAATACAATTGTTCTACAAGAGATGTTGTTGGTACAATAATCAACCCTTTGAGTTTTTGATAGTCAAGCAGTTGTCTGAATAGCATATAGATTATCAAAGACTTACCTGATGCTGTTGGAGAGAGCAGGAGCGAACGTCTTGCTTGCATTGCATGACAGAGTGCATCTAACTGATAGTCACGCGCCTCTATGCTCTTTCCATTTGATTGGAGTTTTAATGATGACATGAATTTCTTTGCATGATACATTGAGAACTCATCTTCTATGCCAACACCATCAAATTCAATCTCATATTCTCTTGACTCTGCAAAGTCTTTTATGTAATTGATCAAACCAAGATATATCTGATTTGTTCTGAGATCCAATAATCTTATCTTGCCATCCCAAATTTTGTTTCGGAATGCAGGAGTAAATTGATGACCTGGAACAAAGAAAGTAAAGAAATCTGAAAGTTCTTGCAGTATATGCCTTTCACATTCTACTTTTGCGTAGACTTCATTCTTTTTGGATACTTTTATCATTGACCACCAATAAATTTTTCCCAATCAATATATGACCTAAGTTGCCATGTTCTTTGCTTGAGTTCGTTGAGAATATACTCTATTGCTTTTACAGATTCTTCGTGATAGAATCTCTTTTCTTGCAACTTTATCATGTCACTGTCAGCTTCCATATATGTTGGAATATCTGATTTCAGTTTGAAACTGAATGGTTCCCAACCGTAATGTTCAAGTTCTTCTTTGCTAGTTTTACCTGAATAGTATTCCCACTTCAACTTCTTCATACGCATAAAATCAAACTCAGCTTTTTTAGCTGCCATTTTATGCCTTGTCAGAATAGAAAGGTACTTGCTGTGCAGTAAGGGTGTTCGGATCAGTTCTTTGCTTGGTTCGGTTGGATCAATTTTTGAATCCAACTCCCACATCTCTAAGATTTTTTCAATAGTTTCCATAATGTAATCAGTTGTAATTAAGCAGAAGTTATTTCAAAGTATTGATACCTAAAATTTGCAGTTGCTGTAATAATTGTTTCTGCCGATTGTTGAGTATCAAATCGTATATCAGTCAGAGAAATAGGAAACATTCTTGAGAAGTTTATTCTGACTGCTGGATTATTTAGGGCAGTCATAACTGTCAATGTTGCATCAGAATAATAACTGACTTTACTACTGTTAGTGTTCTGTAATGCATTAAGGTTCACTCTTTCTTCAAAACTTTTTGGTGATGCAATTGCAAGTAACCATTTGTACAATTCGTTCCATGAACTGACGTATTCATCGACCATAAATGTTACAGCAAATTCATTGTATGACAGTTTGTTTCCAGCAACTGGAATATCAACCAATGGTGTAGGGAAAGTTGCTGTATCTAGTGATACACCAGGTATGTTTGCTTCTTGACAGAAATACTGAACGGTTGGCAATCTATTAAATGCCAATATAAACTTTGATGGTTGTAGAAAGTTTGTACTTGTAGGTGTTCTGTTAAGTGCTGTCATGTATTACTCTTCAGTTTCTTCATGAAATGATGTTGTTTTGCCATCGTGTGATACATGGTGTGCATGAAACTTGATATGTGGATACTCATGTTTCATCTTGTTGAATTCTCTCAGATTGCTTTTTGAATCATCATAAAAGTGAACGTGACTGTAATTGCCACTATCCAAATACTTGCGTAGAACAACATTCTTTTTCTTTGCTGGTTGTGCATTACCTGGTACATTGCCTGCACGGTGAATGTGCATTGAATCCACATCAACACCATGTTTTTTGAATTTATCCAAAACAGGTTTCTTGTCATCAAAATCTGCTCTTGCGGTATTCATTATGACTTTGCTTTTATGCCCATGTTTTTTGATGTTGTCTGAAATCTTTTTGATTTTTCGAATCATTGGATGTATAGGATGAGATTCATCGTGAAATTTCTTTGAATCTCTAAATTCAGAAAAATCGTAATGATGACCTGGTTTCAATTTATGATCATTGAATTGTTGGTTGTCTAATGTTTCCACTCTTTTACCATGATGATCTTTTACATGTATTTTTGCATTGGTTCTCATTAAAGTATCATCAATATCAAAAACATGGAGACCTCTAGTCTCTTGAAGATATTCTTCTTTGAAATGTTTGAGTGTTTTCATATTGGATTTCCTATACTGGCATACTAATATTTATGAGTCATAAAAAAAGGGGAACCGAAGTTCCCCTTTAGTGATGCTGTCTCTCTTAACGGAGACTTTTTGAACCAAAGTTACATCAGGTTCTTTACGGCAAACAAACGATAGTAAACGTTTGATTGTGCATTCAATTTGCCGTTGCCTTGGTTTAAGGCTTCTGCAAATGGGTTTGCTACCATGCCATAACGTGTCTTGAAACCAATCTTTGGTTGGAATGTGAACTGATCAACTGCACGAACCATTTGTAGAGGAACGTATGGGCAGTAGAAAATACCAGCGTCATAAGGTGAAGAACCCTTATAACCAACAGTAACCAATTCTTGGTTGCTTGTGTAGCCACCGTAGTATGGGTCAATATAGACCTTGATACGACCGTGCAACATACCAGCAAATGTGTTACCAGTGTCATCAACTTGCAAGTCTGCTGACAGAGCAGGTGTGTATGAAAGAACACCAGCCATTGCCATTGCTGAAGCAACGTCTGAAGAAACGATCAGAACGTTACCTTTTCCACGACGGGTTTGCTTTGCAATAACGTTTGCATCGCGCTCGATTTGGAAAATCAGACCCTTGAAACGCTCAACTGACCAACGACCGTTTGAATCAGTGTCAAGGTCGAAGTAACCAGCAGTAGTTGTACCGTATTGAGCACCAATCTTAGCAACTGCATAGATTGTACGGATAACTTCACGGTTGATTTCAGCAAGAATTTCTGTTGACAGAATGTTGCTCAATTCTGTCTCAGCATCAAGACCATGAATTGCTTTCAAGTCTTGTGCAAGTTCAAGTGAATACTCAGCCTTCAATGCACGGCTTTGAGCAGTAACTGTAACTTTCTCAATTGTGAAACCCATTTCAGCAAATGCTGCACCGCCTCTGTCGCTATTACCCAAAATTTCAGCAAGGCTGGTAGGCATTGCAATACCAGATGTGGTGTTGCTTGAACCTGAAGCATTGACTTGAGTGTTAGCATTGATATCTGTTGCTAGTGTACCTGAGAAACCGTATGGGTTTGCAGTAGATGTAACACCAGAGAACACTGTATTTGCTTCATTGTAGAAGGCTTCAGTGTTTGCACCTTGACCGTTGTAACGTGCACGCATTGCGAAAATCAGACCAGTAGGACCAGTCATTGGCTGAACGCCAGCAACGTCATACGCAATCAGGTTAGGCAATGAACGACGAACCAACGAAATCAAAATTGGATCAAAGTTCTGTACACCACCAGCAACGTTAGTAGGACCGCTGTCTGAAATTTCGTTCAGCATACGGCGATCTTGTGACATTGCTTGTTGTTGGTTTTCCAAAACAAGGGCAGTAACTGCCTTCTTGTAAGGATCACCAATGGATGCCAATTCTGGATGTTCCAGAACAGGGCTCCACTTTTGTTGTAGTTCTTCTGTCATAAACATGTTTTAAAGCTCCTTTTTAGAAACGTAAATTTATTTATTATTTTAGTGTCTTTGAGATGGCACTAGCATATTGTTCCATCAAAGGATTAAAAGAGTGGCCGCTCTTCTTCTCTTCTTCGATGTGGACTTCATCATCTAAAGCATTATTGTCTGCTACTACTACGCTAGATTTGAAATATGATTCTTTCAATGTTTCTAGTTTTGCAGAAAACTCTTCTTCAGTAGNAAATTCCACACCCTCTGCGAGTGATTTCAATTTTTCTACTTGCGTCTGCGACAGGCCTTCACACGCTGTGTAGATAGCCTCAAACTTCTTTTGTTCGTTAAGTTCTTTTGTCAGTTCAATACCGTAGCTGATCTGTGCATTCAATTGTTCTTCCAGTTCAGAAACTTTTTCTGCCATTTCTGAGACAACATCAACCTTGTCTTCTGGAATATCAATGTAGTGTTCAACAAACAGATTGCGTAGACCGTCGATGAATTCTTCAGCGATCTCATTACGGAGACCTGTATCAACAGCCAATTGATTCTCTGTCATGAACTCTTCTGTTACATAATTCAGATAGTCATCAACTTTGCTTGCAATGTCTTCTTTGACTTGCTCGATAGCTTCTTCAAACTGAACTGCCATTTCTTGTTCAAGTTGTTCAGCAATTTGTTCAACTCTTGAAAGAACTGCTGCTTCAAAAATTACTGTTGCTTTCTGTGCAAATTCTTCTGAAAGGTTTTCACCTTGAAGCAATGCACGAATGTCTTCTGACATATCCAATGATTCATTTGTATGTTGACCTTGTGAACCAGCAGTATGTGAACCATCAAAGTGTTGGAATGTAGCACCTTTGTTCATACCAAATGTGTTGTTTGGCAACTTACCAGCAATACGGTCACGAATCAATTCATATTGATTGCCGTTTGACTGAGTTGGGTGCATAACATCTTTGCGACCCATTGTTTGGTTTGGTTGATCTTTGTATGTGTTATAACCAACAGTACCAAAACGACCTTCTTCACCTTTTTCTGAAGCAACAGGTGGTGTTGCGCCAGGTGGTGTTGCAGATGGTGTACCTTTCAGATAATCAGGAAGTTCATCATCCATTTCTTGTGGTGAATGACCAACAATACCTGCATCATGTGAACCATATGCAGTTGTTGCTGGCAACTTATCGTCACCAACTTGACCTTTCTTATGGGCGTCTTGACCTCTCATACCACGCTTTGCTGCAATGTTAGCATCAAAATTTTCTTTTGATCCTTCAAGAATTGCAGAAGCGGCTTCTGATAGCTTAAAACTTTTCATTTAAAAATCTCCTTGATTTTATATTACTTATTTATAGATTAAAGATTTTTTAAGAAGTTTTCAAATATGCGTAAGCTAACTGCTTCGATATCCGCTTTGCTTGCTCTCTTGACTTCTGTGATAGCATTAGCGTGATCTACTTCAGTCCATACACCATTGATTAACATCCATTCTTTGCCCTCCATGATTCCCTGAACAAATGCTCCAGGTGCAGAAGGGTCTGCTACAATATCAGCCGCTGTGGCTAGATAAAAGTCTGGCTGAACAACATTAACACCGTTAACATTTTTCAGTGATCCCATACCTCTTGAAGATACACCTAGTTGTGCTCCGCCTTCAATCAGTTGGCGTGCGATTGTACCCATAGGTGTATCAAGAATTTTTGCTTTACCGATCCACTGTGTACCATCTTCACGCAAACCCACAATCATATGTGATACGCGATCAAGGTTGATGGTAGGAGAATCAGGATGACCAAGTTCTCCAAAAGCACGATGTTTGTTGATATATTCTTCAGTATAACGATGAACTTCTTTTTTCATCGTATTGTATTCATAAAGGCGACCATTACGGTTCTTCTTTTCTGCTACCAGAAAAGGACCCTCAATATAAAGTTCTTTCTTACCTGAAGAATCTTCAGTCAGATAATTGACTGTTTCTTGAATTTCTTTAATTAGTTTCATGGGGACACGCCGTATGGTGGGAAGTTGAACGCAGCAGGATCTTGGAACTGACCACGCTGATAGTATTGATTGTCTTTACGCAACTCAAGAAACAGTGTGTATGCACAGTTTGCAACCATACCAAAAGAAGTTACGCCAATATCACCTGTAGGATTTGGTGCATTATTTTTAATTGATACCATACCTTGATCTTCAGAGTATTCACCACAAAGATCCATATTCATGATTGGTACGCTTTGTGCGGTATTAGCCGCTGTCCAAGTTAATTCTATGTAACCTTTTTGTTGAGATGCAATATTGTAACCAATTCTTGAAATAGAAAGCCCATAATAAGGTAGTGCAGTATTGCTTACACTTAATGATGTGCGTAATGGAACATTGTTTGCATCTAAGGCTCCAAACAATGTATTTGCTTGAATACGATAGTTGTTTGACTCTTGCCCTGTACCATCAAAGTTTGCAGTTAATTTGATAACTGTCTTTTCGGTGGTATCTCTTAAAATTTGGTATGTGTATGAATTCGCCATATTTGTTCCTATGATTAAGGTGTAACACCGTACGGCTTGTAGTTGAACGCAGCAGGATCTTGGAACTGACCACGCGAATACATTTGGTTATTTTTACGAAGGGCAATAATCAATGTATATGCAGAGTTTGACGTTGCACCTGTTGTTGCTACTCCTAAGTCACCGTTACCTACGTTTGCTGTTACACCTAAACCTGAATTATTCAGAATAGCAGGCAATTGTTCGCCTAATCCAAATTCACCCTGCATGTTCAGATNAAATATAGNTGCAGAGTTTGCAATTTGGGCTGCTGGAGTTGCACCGGCGCCGGTCCAAAATAATTCTACACCACCAACGGTTGCAGTAGGAAAGTTAACGTAATATTTTACGCCGGTAACTTGCAATTCATAAAACGGGAGTGCTGTATTACTTACACTCAATGACGATCTCAAAGGAACACCATTAGCATCTAAAGCAAATAACAGACTATTTGCAGCAATTCGTGATCCATTAGATTCTTGCCCAGAGCCGTCAAATTGCCCAGTTAGTTTAATTACAGCATCTGTGTTAGTATCTCTCAATACTTGGTATGTGAATTTGTTAGCCATATTTCAGTGATGCCCTATTTGTTAGGTTCAGCAGTCATTACCCACTGATCGTCAGTGTAAGGTATTGTTATATATTTATTAATCTTATCCACTTTATAGAGAGCGATCTTTTGCCCGTTAGGAAACATTCTAACTGCTGTTCTACGCATCACTAAAACGGCAGGTATATCTCCGTGGTGTGCCGCCTTACCTTCTAATAATGGTTCTTCATCATAAACAAAACCTTCTGGCAACAGAAGATCATACTCAATCAGAGGTTTTTCTTCTGCTACCAAATGGTCCTTAAATGATTTCAATTACTTGCTCTTTCTCATGTGCCACTTTTCTTCTTCTTTCTTCATACCTTTTTTACTGCTAACAGTTTCTTCTTCATCTTCTTCATGACCTGGCTTTTCTGCTGGTCTTTGTGCTGCACCACCATAACGTGTACCAGCGTGTTTTGTAACACCGCTTGGTTTGTTTTGTGGTTCTTTGATTTTACCTTTTGCAGCAGCCTTTTCTCTTGCTGCGGCTAGACGATCTTCCCAGCTTTCTTCCAATTCATTATCAAATTCATCTTGTAGGCTACGATTAGCTCTAATTCTATCTTTTAATCCATTCATTGATGCTACTGTTGCCTTACCTTTTCTTTCACCTGTTGAAGCAATTTTGGCGCGGGTTCTGGATGAAATAGAGCCATAGGGAATA